TTACTTACCTTCTTTCTTATCTGAAACAACTTTTTTACCATTTAAAAAGTCTATCGCAGCTTTTAATTGTATATCTCCAGCTTTTATTATTTCTTTTGCCTTTTTCTCACCATGTATGTTTATAAGGATCTTTTCTATTTTTTTTACTCTATTTTGTTTTGCTTTTTTAGTTTTATGAACGTACACAGCTTTTGTAATTTCTGTGCCTTTGTGTCCTAGACGAGCTGAGATTAATTCTAACGGGATATTCATATCCATGCATAAACTAGCGTGTGTGTGGCGTGTTTTATGAAATGTAAATTTAACAGAGTGAATATTATCACGAGTCCATTTACTAACAGCACTATATGAATTATACTCGCCGTTATACTTGGGAAATAGTATCCCGTTATTTGTGTAATAACTGTGCATATCAGCCTTAACTTTATTCATCTCAACTCTATTGTTAAGGATCTCTTGACATTTATTGTTAAGCGATATAATTCTATTAGACTCATAAGTTTTAGGAGCAGAAATATTTTTAAACTGGTCTATCGTCTTATCAATTCTAAGTGTACCATTTTCAAGTATGTCATCTTCTGTTAATGCCAAACACTCACCAATTCTTAACCCGGAATTAATCATGAAGTTAATCATGTCATGATAATACTGATTGTTCTCAACCTCTTTTAATATCTGTTCTATCTCTTCTTTTTCGAAATATTTTCCGTCGTAAGATACTCTATGCTCTTTATAATCTAGCTTGTCTAACCACATTACATTATCAATATAATCTAACTTATACATCATTTTAAGAACTCTTTTAAAAAACTTTAAATAAATGTTATAGTTATTATTTGTAGTAGCTATCTTTTTTATCAACGTATCTAAATAAAGAGAATTAACATTTAATAATGGTATATCAAAATTAGTTTTCTTTGTCTTATTAATTCTACTTTCATATAATTTGTAAGTGCTAATTTTTAAATCGTCTTTAACTCTCTCTAGATACATTTCTAGTGCTGTAAAAAATGATATTCTTAAGTCAATAAATGTTTCTTCTTTAAGTTTTTTCTTACGTAAAATCTCACTAGCTAATTTATCGTTTTTCTTATCTAACAATACTGATATTGTCTTCGTTTTACCTAACACGTCTTTTACACGTGTTCTATACAGATATTTACCGTTATCTTTTTTATCTATCCACATAATAACACATCCTTTCTTTATTAATAGTAAGATGTGTGATATAATTAAATTATTGAGCGAGGTTCGCTCCACATCTTAAGTAATTTTGAGAGTAATATTGTTATGTGACGATATAATAATACTCAAAATGGACTTACTGGTTGATAAACTCACAACTCTTGGCGGGGGCGTGAGTTTTTTTAATTTGATTTAATTTAACAACATGAAATTCACGCGAAAATCACGCGAAAAAATATACATGAAAAGCTTTTATAACAAGCTTAAGTTGATTTTTAAATATAACATCAACATGAAAATAACACGCTTTTTATTTACTCAAAATAGTTAGGACGGGTTACATTTTTATTGACTTCTAATGCTTTGTTCGTTTTGTCGTGAATATAAAGCCCGCTTTCTGGGTTGTAGTTGAAATAAGCTGCTTTTAAGATTGTACCGTTTAATTTCATATTATAAATTAACAAATCGCCATTATCAACCATAATATTAAAACCGTTATCTAAATAAACTACTAACACTTTGAATTTACCTCTCTCCCTTTGTTTAGCGACAAAATCATGGAATTGTCGTTGAGTTATGTAATTAAAATCGACAACAGTCATTTCCATTTTATAAACCCCGTCAGTTTCGACTGCTATTTTTCCAGGATCTAATATGCGAGAAATTCTCTCAGCTTGTTTTTGTTCAGTCGTCATCTCTTTTGGTGCTTCAGCCTTAGTAGAGCTACACCCAGTTAATACTATAGATGATATTAATAATACTTTAAATAAGTTTTTCATAATAAATTCCTCCTGTGCTAAATAATATAGCGTTCGTATTCTTGCTGCAATGCTAACATTCTTTCATAAGATTTACACTTATTAAATATTTCAAAGAAATCTTTCGTGTTTCCTTTGCTATAATTATACACTAACTTTTTAGCGTTATTATTATAAATGTTAAAATTATATTGAAAGTAATTAATAAGCCTTGTATACAATGCATTCTTGCTACAACCAAACGTATTTAACATTCTATTAAATGAATATTGTTTGTATAAACACTCGTCAAGAGCTTCATCATTAATAAGTAATAGACTAGCTCCAACATTCGCTTCTAATTCATTTTGAGTGTTGCGTTCTATGTCAGATGAGAAGTGACGACTGTTGTCTTTAAAATGCATTAGACAATGTGTTATTTCATGCATTAAAGTAAATGTCTTTCTCTGACGAATAGCATTATCATTAATTGATATAATGAAATAATCATCTACTTTATCAGCAAACCCGTCAACCATTAATTTATTAAATTTAGGATATTTGATAATCACATTCATATTATCCTCGCAATATTCACTTATATGATAATGTCTAATGTGCGATATAGGTCTATTATAATGTTTAGAAACTCTCTCAATAAACGGATATATCTCACGTTTTATTCTATTATATTCTTTTCGTTCAATGTTGAACATCTATTCACCCCTTTGTTTCTTGCGTTCGAGGATCATTAATCTATACATATTTTGATAACGTTCTAATTCTTCTAACATTTCTTTCGTATCTTCTTCAGAAAACCCGTCAGTATTCATTCTAAACATTGTACCGTAATCTTTGTTCTCTCTACCTAATAAATAATCAGTAGTTACGTTGAAATAATCAGCTACTAGTGTTATTTTGTCGATAGACGGTTTAATAGATTTCCAACGATATAATGTGTTTTTTGGAAAACCGACAGCCTCTTCGATTTGATTAAATGATACTTTCCTCTTATCAGCTAAATATTTTATCCTTTCATAAAGCATTGGTATAACAACCTTTCTAAGCCTTACAAAAATTTTTTTAACAAATATGCTAAAATCTATTGACAGTATTTAACACATATGCTAAAATAATTACTGTAAGTTAATAAATTTGTTAACAAGCTAACAGAACTAATTAATTAAGTAACGCTCGCCAAAGTGAATTTAATAATTATTCGTTAGGCTCTTTAACATACTTATATGTTATCAAATATGGTAAAAAATGTCAATAAAATTAACTAAATTTGTTAACTTACTTTCTAATAATTTTTATGAAAGGAGTTAAGCAATGACACCAGAGTTACAAGAATGGATTTGTAAGGTGCGCGTCGAATTAGCACGCAAGAATTTAACGAGAACTAAACTAGCGTATGGCATAGGAGTTTCAAAACCTGTAATTTCAGATTTACTAAATTACGGGAAAGGCTCGCAAAATGTCATTCAAAAGATTAACGCTTTTTTAGGGATCAAATAGGAGGGGTTAAATGTTAGAGACGATTTGGTTAAACCCAGAACGAGCAGCGAAAATATTTCCCAACATAGGAACAACTAAATTTAACAAATATAAAGATGAGTTTATAAAACTGTGGGAAGCGGGATATTATCCAAGAGAAAGTTATCTAAGTGAATGTAAAGGAATAGAGATAAAAGCTTTCGTACATTACCTATCGTGGAGAGATTATTTTCAAGACACAAATTTAATAAAAGAAGTAGAACTATTTAAAGGAGTTTGGCAATGAAACTAAAAATCAAGAAAGATAAATTACATTATATATACTGGACTATCGCAGTAGTAAGCATTTGTTTTCTTACATTAACAAATATAGACTGGCAACTAGTCGGAGGAATAGCAACATCTAGTTTGTTGTTAATACAAGCACTTTTCGATAAAGAGTTCAGTAAAAAATATTTTGAATAGGAGTTATAAATGAAACAACATTACGATTACTTCACACCCATTATCGAGTGGGCTGAGGAAAGAGGAATATTAAAACATGGTAGGTTGAGAAAACAACTACTTAAATCTACTGAAGAATGTACAGAACTTCAACGAGCGATTGAGAGTTATGAGAATGGCGATAAAGACGCTATACATGAGATAGAAGACGCAATAGGAGATATATATGTGACGTTAGTAATCTCAACACACATGAGATTTAAAAACGCTTATCTGTTGTTTAAAATGATTAAAACTAGAAACGAGAAATTTCCATTTGAATGTGATGTCGATTTCTACATTGACGAGTTAAAAGAGTTAGACACAACGCTATATAAATTATATACAGCTGAGATGACAAAAACAGCCGATTTATTCATATTCAAATATGTAGACTTTCTAAATCACATTGCTAATGACTATAACTTGAAACTCGTTGATTGCATAAATACAGCTTACACTACAATCTCTAAAAGAAACGGTAAGATGATTGACGGTACATTTGTAAAAGATAAATAAGGAGGAGAACAAATGAAAGATAAAATCAACCCAGAACATTATGCAACTAACGGAGTAGAGTTTATAGACTTAATTCAAAACGGTGTAGACGACTTTGGAAGTTATTGTCAAGGAAATATCTTGAAATACTCATATCGAGCTAACAAAAAGCACGACACACCGAACACGGATATTGAAAAAACTATAAGATATTGTGAGTTTTGGTTAAATCACTTAGACGGCAAAAAGGCTAGTGATCCACGAAAAAAAGAAAGTTTAGCTACATTTGATAAACTAAACGAATTACTTTCAGACCAGGAAATAGATTTTTTAAAAGATAAAAAAATAGTTCATATCAGAGTTGGAACTGACAATTTAAAAATCGACGAAGAGGACGCAAAAAACGTAATTAATCTGTTAGGACGTGCGATATATGAAGACTAAATTATCTGAGAAACTAACAGAGCTGAGAGAGTTATCAAATAGACTTGACGAAGCGAAAGACTCACTAGACTTTGACAGAGAAGAAAAGAAACTAATTAAAGAAGTCGTTGATATTCTCGACAATAAAGTCTATGAATGGGAAGAGTTAAAAAGAGAGGAGATGAACTGACTAATTGGAATATGAAATAATTAATAGTGGATCTGACGGCAATTCAGTTGTGATTGGTCGAGTGATGATTGACATAGGTCTTAGTTATAAAAAGTTAGAAAACTACTTACATAAAGTAGACGTAATATTCATTACACATCAACATATCGACCACGTTAAGAAACCCACTTTAAAACAGATTAGGAAATACCACCCAAATATTAAAATAATGTGCGGTAAGGCGTTAAAAGAGTATTTAAAAGACGACGACTTAATTCCTGTGAGGAGTAACGTTCAATATACAGTTAAAGTAAAAGATTCAACTTTTACATTCCAACCTTTTGACTGTGTTCACAATGTACCGACACAAGGTTTAGTCTTTCAATACGGCGACGAGTTCGGAATATATGCGACGGATACTAATACGCTAGAGCATAGTTACGAATGTACATTAGGTAACGGAGTTTATGACTATTTCTTTATAGAAGCAAATTATGACAAATACAAAATTAAAGCTGTTGACAAGAGTAAATACGGATATGACGTGATTAAAAACGCAAGACGACACTTGAGTAAACAAGATAGTTACGATTTCTACTTACTCAACAGACGAGATAACAACAGTAAGTATATAGAACTACACAAGAGTAGTAGATTTTATTAGGAGGTTAATATGACAAACGAATTAATACCGATTAAATCTTCAGTAGACATTCAACCGTTTCTACAGAATTTCAAAATTGACGAAAATTACATGAAGTCACTAGAAGAAAATGTAAACACTTTTCTTGAAACTTCAAAATTAACGGTGGTAACTGAAGAGACATTAGCAGCTAACAAAAAATACGTTGCTGACTTAAATAAAAAAGTAGCGTCACTTAAGATGTTGAAAAAACAAGCTAAAGACGTTGTGTTAACTCAACTTGACACGCTTAACGAACAAGTAGAATATCTTATTGAAAAGATTTCAGAAGCTGACTCACTTGTTAGGGATCAAACAAAAAGAATTGACGAACAACGAAAAGAAGAGTTAGAAAAAGAAGTGTTAGAACAATTTAACGGATATTGTGAAAGTTACTACTTTAAACTATTCGACTTTGAAACATTCTTACGCTACAACCCTATTAAATTAAGCACAACACTTAACAAATATAAAGTAGCAATCATTGAATTTATAGAAAGAACAACAAATGAATTTGAAATACTACAAACTTTAACAGACAATACAGACGTTTTAAACGAGTATAAACGCTCTGTTGAGTTTGGTAGGTTAAATAATGCTTTAACTCTTGCCAAACAGTCTCACGAGCAAAATAAAGCCGTTAGAGAAGAAATTAAAAAAGAAGTTAGACAAGAGATTAAAAAAGATAACTTTATAATCGAGTTAACAAATGAAACTGACTACAAACGAGTAGTTACATATCTAAAAAAATATAACATTACATTTAAGGAGAACAATTAATTATGACAAACAAAATTGAACAATTACGACTATTAGCAGTAGAAAGAGAAGAAGATTATCAAGCAACATTAAAACTTGCAGACTTAGACAGTAAGTTAATATATGACGTTAACTTCAACAAACGTGAATTTGATAGAAATACTAAAAAATGGATACCTAGTCCAGAAAAAGCCGACAAAGTAGAAAAGCTTTGTATGGAACACGTAGGGTTTAGCTTTGACGAGTTAGAGAATACTCTAGGAAGTAACTTCGACGTTTACGTTTACGAAAACTTTAACTCACTTTGGGAAGTAAAATTCACTAATAAATTTACTGACGAACATAAAGGGAAATCATTCCAAACTACGATTGACGAAATAGAAGATAACGGAACAGCTATTCTTATTAAATATAAATGGAAGGGCGAACCTTACCAATCTAAAATGACATACGCCGATTATAGTGAAGATTTGAAAGAATGGTTTGTTAACCCACAAAAACGTAAAAAGCAATTAGACAAGTTTGCTGATAAGTTCGGTATACCTTTAGAAGACAAAGACGAATTAGTAGGATCTAAGATAATAGTAAATGTTAAATGTGCGTTTGGTAAATTCTACTATGGAGAAGTTACATTACTAGAAGAGATATAGGAGTATGAAAATGAATTTAGAGAAAGTTGTAATATACGATATAGAAGTTTTTAAATATGATTTTCTCTTAGTGTTCAAAGACATCAACAAGAATGCTATAGCTACATTTCATAATGAAGTAGCTACAGAAAACTTCAACCCATTCTTATGTGATGAATTAGGAATAGAAGTAAAACAAGTTGACGGTAAGTATATTGTCTATTTGAAAGACATTGTTAGTTCACAAGTGTTAGTCGGATATAACAACTATTATTATGACGATAGGATAATTCAAGAGTTTTTGACAATGTTAGACATGGATATAAATTACATTATCTCGAGAATTAAACAAGTCAACGACTTAATAATAGGTAATAAGTTTACTACTCGCTTTAGAAACGAATTTGTAAGTCTTGACGTGTTCCAACAAATAGACATCAACCGTCCTTCGTTAAAAATGATTGAAGCAAATAAGGGCGTGTCTATTGAAGAAAGTAGTGTGTCGTTTAATATCGACAGACCGTTAACACAAGATGAACTAGAAAAAACAGTTTACTACTGTAATTACGACGTTGACCAAACAATCGACATATATAAAGACAGGATTCACACTTATTTCGTTCCTAAAATAAACTTAGTTAAGAGAGTTATAAAAAATGAAAATGACTTCGGTAAGTTCCTTAGATATAACACTACTACATTAGTAGGAAATTTATTCAGACAAAAGAATTTCGGACATACTGAATTGGTAGGAAGTGAAGTATATGATATAGTACCACCCGAAGTAAAAATAGCATGGTTACATTTTAAAGATAATTTATTTATCAATACTAACAAAAATAACGAAGCGTTCATAACTGGAGAACATAAAAATATAACAGTTAAGGATCTCGACTGTAGTATTGATTTTGGATACGGAGGACTTCACGGAGTACCACTCGAGAATAAAGATAACATAATAGTTGTTAAAGATGTGAAACTGTTAGATGTTGCGAGTTTATATCCGACAATAATCGGGAACTTACGACTGTTAGGGATATATACAGATGATTACATTCAAATGAAACTAGACAGACTAGCTGTTAAACATACTGACAAACCGTTATCAGATAGTTTGAAACTTATCTTAAACAGTACATACGGCGTGTTAAACAGTAAATACTCGCCAATCAACAACCCTGTAGCAGCTTACAGCGTCTGTTTCTACGGACAGTCAATGTTATATGATTTGTCAAAAGAATTACACAAAGTTGGTTGTAAGTTAATCAATATTAACACCGACGGTGTAGCATTTACAACAGACAATGACGATTATAAAAAAGTGTGGAAAGAGATTGAAACAAAATATAACATCACACTTGAAGAAGACTCATTCGCTAAGTGGATACAAAAAGACGTTAACAACTATATTGCGGTTACTGATAGTGGAAAAGTTAAGGTTAAAGGTGGAGCATTTAGCAAATATAAAAAGTCCCCTCAACATAACTACAAGAACTATTCAAATGCTATTGTTGACAAAGCTATTGTAGAATACCTTACAAACGATATTAAACCGTTGAACACAGTATTGAAACACAAAGAAGACAAAGAACTATTTCAAATAATTCTTAAATGTGGTGGTACTTACTTAGGAACTGTAGATGAACATCAGAACTTAATGTCAAATAAGGTCAATCGTATATTCGCTTGTAAGAAAAACAATCCTAAGCGTACTAAACTATACAAAGCTAAAGAACGTGAAGACGGATCAATAGCACTTGCGAATTTCCCAGACGTTCCAGACGATATGCTAGTGTTTAACGACGACATTAAAAATTTAGACAGTAATGAGATAGACCTATCATTTTATTTAAGATTAATTAATTCTAAACTAAATGACTTAGGTCAAGTATTGGAGGTGATGTGATGTATGTAGAATTTGTAAAAGGAATGAAGTTCCCAACTAGAAACCCCGAGTATTCAGACTTTTTAGACAGTTTTGAAGACGCAGGTCATGTAATAGAAGACAACGAAGTAATAGTCGACATTGACAATTTCTCTCATGAGTTTTGTAGAACTCTAATTGATTTCTTTGGTATAACAACTAAAACAGTTTGGACCGATAGAGGAGTTCACTTATATTTCAACAAAGTCAATTCTAAACTAGGTAAGAAAACGGGAATATGTGCGTTAGGAATACCGATTGAATTAAAGAACAAAACAAATAAGTACATCACAGTTAAACGTAACGGTATTGCTCGTAAGGTCGAAAATGAAGATATCAAAATGAATTTTCCCGAGATGTTTAACATTAAAAGTTACGACAATCTATCAGAGCTTGACGAGGGTGACGGAAGAAATAACGCTTTGTTCAAACATTGGAAAAAGCTTTTAAAAAGTACTGTTGAGAATAAAGAAGAGATAATAAGATTTATTTCAGAACATGTATTCCCTACAGCTCTACCGCTAAAAGAAGTTGAGAACATTCTTAAAAACGATAGTTCAGACGAGAGAATAAGTAATGATGAACAACAGCAAGTAGACGCTATTAATATAATCAATAAATATAAATGTGTTAAATATCAAGCTACATTGTTTTTCAAAAATGGCGAGAACTATTCAAATGATATTGACGAGTTTAACTACATATTATCAAATTACGTTTTAGGTAACAAATCAGCTACGTATATAGAGAATGTTAAAAAGTTAATCATGATGAAAACTAGGACGATACATCAAGATGACATGTTTATTCAATTTAAAAACGGTATTCTCAAGAACGGAGAGTTCATTGAAATAGTGACAGATGAGTTCACACCTTACCGTATCAACGTGAATTACAACCCTAATGCTGCTGTTGTTAATGTAGTAGACGAATACTTACATAACCTATGTAATAGCGAGGAGAATTACATTAAACACGTATTAGAAGCTATTGCGTCTAGTTTCATACTAGATGTTGAACTAAAACGACACTTGAGTAAATTCTGGTTATTCTACGGAGATGGTGGGAATGGTAAAGGTACATTACTTACAATTATTCGTAAGATACTAGATGACGACAACTGTAGCAGCTTAGACTTATTCGACCTCAAAGACGATAGAAAAATTACGTCAGCAGTTGGAAAGCTTGCTAACTTAGGAGATGATGTTTCAGCAAAAAAGGCAATGGACGACGAGACTACTAAACGTTTGAAGAACATCACGTCCGCTGACTCAATAGAGTTTCGCCCGTTGTACAGCAACCCAAAAAAAGCGATTATATCGCCGACATTAATCTTTACAACAAATAAAATTATCAAGACATGGGAGAAAGGTAACTCGATTAAACGTAGGATAATATGGTGTCCTATGCTATATAAACCTAAAACTAAAGATCCTAAGTTTATATCAAAACTAACTACATCAGAAGCGTTGGAGTACTGGATTAAACTTTTAGTCGAAGCATATCAAAGGTTATACAAGAATAAACAATTTACAGATAGTAAAACTATTACTGATTTTACAGAACAGTATCATAGCAATAATGATCCTGTAGAAAACTTTGTATCAGAGTTAAATGTTTTTGAAGACATAATAGGGAAGACGTTAGCTGACCTTCGGGATTTATACCTGTCGTACGTCGATGACACTGACTCGTCCGCCCCGTCCTTCCCACGCTCACGCCTCAAAGAAGCAATATTAATTAAGTATCCAGAGTTAGAATACAAAAAGATACGGTTAAAATCTAACGACAAAAACAAATATTCTACCACGTTTGTAGCGAAAAACCTCTAATGTTCCACTAAAAGTGGAACAAAAACCAACAAATGGAACAAAAAGTGGAACAAAATTTTAAATATATTTTACTTTTTAATTTTATCACAGTCTCTTATATTATTATTATATTCTTTTTCTTTTTAAAAAAAGAAAATAATAGTAATAATATATATAGAAGTGTTCCATATATTTTTGCAAATATACAAAACTTTATATTTTGAGTGAAAATATTCCAGTATTGGGAATATAGGAATAATTTTTCTTATATAAAAGTTTTGAAAATCAAAAGTGGAACAGGAACAAAATAGGCTAACGCCTTGATACTCTTGACGTAGGACGTGTTCTGACAAAAGGAACAAGAAGGGAAAAAGTGGAACAATGGTAAGAAAAGCAAAGAAAAACTTATTTAGAGTAGGTAAACAGGACAATAAACAAGACAAAAGACAATTCACACTAGAAGATATTCACAAGCAACGAATGGAAGCACGAGCAGAAATGTTAACAGAATTTACACTAATGTTAGCTTGGACTTTAAGAGCTAATTACGGATACGGTAAGAAACGTATTGAAGAAGTAATAACAGCTGTGTTTGAAAGTATGAGTGATAGTAAAATGGGTGATTACGGTCAAGAGTTATTTCAACTTAAGGATGTCAACCCACAACTTATTGAAGAAGTTGACATTGACGTTAAGAAACTTATTGACAGTTTAGCTAATAAACATTTTGAGAGAGTGAAGAACATTGACAAAACTAGATAAAATCATGAAAGAAAAGAAAATAACTAACATTGGACTAGCACGACAAACAGGTTTACACGTTAAAACAATACGTGAGTTACGTAAATTAGGTTGTGAAAACGCAAGATACAGCACGCTTAGAAAGTTGTGTGATGTGTTAAAGGTTAAGGGGTATGAACTATAAAAGGAGAAATAAAATGATAATTAAACGTATTGAAGAATTAGAAACAACACAAGACGGCGTTAAAAGATTTATTGAAGATTATATAACAGGATCATTCATTGATATCGAGCCGTTAGGAGAAAACGAAGAAATAATTGATATAAAAATTGTACCAGGAAAAATGGTAAAGATTCTTATATTGATAGGGGATAAGTAGATGAAAAATGATTTAAAAAATATTTATTACGGAGTTACACAGAAGTATAAGATAGATAATAAAGCTGGAGACATTACAGCAGGGACACCGTTTATTGAATTGACTTCTGATTTTGACGATACAAAATTATATTTGAATGCATATAAAATTATGGAAGTTGTAGCTATTGATAATACCACACACGTATATACCACATGTAACACGATTGTCAAAGAAACACCTGCAGAAATTTTAGAATTAATTAAAAATAAATACACGAGGGATAAGTAGATGAATTTTTTAGACTTATTCGCAGGTATTGGAGGCTTTCGTTTCGGAATGGAACGAGCCGGTCATAAATGTGTTGGATATTGTGAGATAGATAAGTATGCTAGAGCGAGTTATCAAACAATACATGATACAGAAGGAGAAATAGATTTTAAAGATATAACAGAGGTAACAGATGAAGAATTTAGAAAACTTAGAGGAAAAGTCGATATTATATGTGGAGGATTTCCCTGTCAAGCTTTCTCAATCGCAGGAAAACAATTGGGATTCGAAGATACTAGAGGAACTTTGTTCTATGAAATTGCTAGAGCGACCGAACAAATCAAACCACGCTATATATTCCTTGAAAACGTCAGAAACTTATTATCACACGACAAAGGAAAAACGTTCGAGAGAATGCTTAAAATCTTGGATGAACTGGGGTATGATGTTGAATGGCAAGTGCTTAACAGTAAAAATTTCGGAGTCCCCAAAAACAGAGAACGAGTGTTCATTATCGGACATCTTAGAAACGAACGTACCTCAAGAGTTTTTCCTATCACAGGAGAAAATACAGAATTTCATAATCAATCAACAATAAAGATAGTGGGTAACACTAAAAACCCTAAAGGTACAAGACAAGGTAGTAGAAGTATTGTTCATGATCCTAACGGAATAGTAGGAGCCTTGACAGCTACAGACTATAAAGAGCCTAAACAAGTGTTAGTAAATAATGACATAAAAATTGCTGGGAGACTACCTTATTACAAATTTAGAAGTACTCAACAAGTTTTGGATACTGACGGGATATGTACTACAATTTGCACAATGCAGGGCGGAGGTCAAGAGCCAAAAATATTAGTAAGAGAAGCTACGAAAAAAGGATATAGCGAAGCTGATGTAGAAGATAGTATTAATTTCGCATTCGCTAAAGCTAATAAAAGACGTGGTAGAGTAGGTAAAAATATTGCTAATACTTTAGTAGGAGTAATTGAACAAGCTGTAGTAATGCCAGATTACTCAATAAGAAAACTTACACCCCGTGAGTGTTGGAGATTACAAGGTTTTCCCGATTGGGCGTTTGACAAGGCACAAGAATTGAATAGTAATAGTCAGCTTTATAAACAAGCAGGCAATAGCGTTACAGTTAACGTGATTGAAGAAATAGCAAAAAGATTTAAATAAAAGGAGAACAAACAATGATAACAAAAGTAATTAAATTAACAACAACACCAGAAATGATAGAGAACGATATTAACGAATTAATTAACAACAGCGACATTGACCAACCAATGTTAAATGACAATGAATGTGTAATAGGTTACACAGTTGTTAGGGATTCAGATGTTTGGTATGTGCTAGTAAACATAGGAGAAAAATAAAATGTTAAGACCGAGAGCTTATGTGAAGAAGTTTAACAAAGTATATGAAGTGAATGAGATTTATTTTATTAGACACGAAGTGAAATGTTACAGAAACGGACATTTTGAATATGTCGGATTTGATGAAGTAGAGTTCATGGAGAACACAGGCTGTAAAGACGTCAATAACAAAGACATATATGTAAATGACATTGTTGAGTTTGTGCATACATTATGTCCAGATCCTGTGAGAGGGGTTATAAATAGGGATAATGAAATAATTGTAAATGGTGTAATGCATTTAAACATTAATGATGTTAAAGAGTGGACGTCTACAGATTTAAAAGTTGTTGGGAATATATATGAGAATAAGGAGTTATTAAAAAATGAATAAAGAAGAATTATTAAAAGAGTTTGAGAAAAAAGTAGAACAAGCAAGAAATGAGTTAATAGCTAAGCTTGAAGATAAGAAAGAGTTTGAGTTGATTTATCCAGAAAAGGACTATTGGGGACATTGTGTTGATAGCGATACTGGAGAAATAATCGAGGTGTATTATACTGCTAATAATATAACTGATAGATTTTTATTTGAACACGGTTACTATTTCGAAACTAAACAAGAAGCTGAACAGCATTTAAAAGAACGTAAGCTATTATTTAAGCTACACCAATGGGCTAAAGAAAAAAATGACGGTTGGGAGCCAGATTGGGAAGATGGTGTACAAAGGAAAGTTTATATAACTTATTATAAAACTTCAAAAGGATATTTTGACTTCGCAGACGAAAGTACGTGGACTTCAAATAGATTTTCTAAACTACCATATTTTAAAACAATTGAACTAGCTCAAAAGTGTATTGACCTTTTCGGAGATGAAATAAAAGAGGTGTTAGTATGATAGAAGTACAAGGAACAGAAAAGGATAATTACATAGAGTTAAATATGTTAGAACTATCCATAGCGTTAAGTCTTTTATATCAAGACTCATACGCAAGAGATGTGCCAGATTTTTTAGAGGGTCTACAGAAAGAAAAAATAATAGTAAGGGTTGAGGAGAAATAAATGAAAAAGATATTATTTACAATTACAACATTACTAATGATTATATTTTTTGGTGGAGTAGCAACAGCTAATGAAATTAAAGTTGACAAACCTGATGTAAAAGTAACAACAGGTGTGGATAGGTTCAGACCTGTAACGGTTGAATATAAGACCAAATTTGATGATAATCTTAAAATCAATTCTGGAGACAAAGTTACGTTCAATTTACCTAAAGAGTTAAATCTACAAACAAGTTATAACTTTGACGTTAAGGGAACTGAAGGTAATGTTGTAGGCAAGGCAACTGCTAGTGTTGAAACTAATAATGTTACAACTGTATTTAATGACTACTTTACTAAACGTCCATTAAATAAATCTATGCAGTTATCATTAATGACTATCTGGAATAAGGAAAAAGTTAGTGGAACTGAAACTAGAACTTACGACTTAAATTTCAATGGAACAGTTGTTAAAACTGAACTAGGTAAAGATGTAGGACCAGACCCTCAGGAAATAGTTACTAAATGGGGTACTCAAAAAGGTAATATCATTTCTTGGGCAGGACGTGTCAACTATAAGAAAGCTAATTTAACTAATGCCGTAATCACTGACACTTGGGATAATAACCAAGAGTACGTTGAAGGAAGCTTAAAAGCTAGGTTAGTATCTTCTATTAATCCATGGACTGAAATATCTGAAATCCCTAAAGAAAACATCACATTTAATAGTAATGGATTCATTATTAAACTTCCAGTATTAAATGAAATTGTATCTTTAGAATATGATTTAAGAGTTAAAGATTTATCTAAAAATCCAACTAACAACTTAAGAATCCAAGCTGACAATAATGTGGATTGGAGTAAAGATATAGAAGTACAAATTGCTAGAGGAACAGGGAATGTTGTAGGAGAAAACAAACCAGTATTCGAGATACCTAACGATGCTCCTAAACACGAAAAGCCAGAGCTAAACATTGATGATATACCATTATTACCACCTGCACCAGTGCTAGAGAAACCGTATCTTGATTTAAATGATATACCACTAATGCCACCTGCACCAGTTGTGGAAATACCAGAATTACCATTAGAAGATATTCCTGTTACACCTCCGACACCTGTTGTAGAGTTACCAGGGCTTAAAGTACCAGAGCAGCCAAAAGAAAAAGAAGTAACTAAAGTAAATGTGATTAACAAACAAACTAAAACATTACCGACAACAGGATCAACAAGCAAAGATTTAACAGTAGTTGTAATTGTGTTAATGTTAGCTGCGGTAGTAATTAAACGTAGGGAAGTTTAAATATTAATGGGGTGTTAGAAATGAAAAGAAACTTAATTAAATTTTATCCGTCCGTTATGGAGGAGTTAGATAAACAATTTACGTTTTCAACAGATGACTTTGAGAGTTTTGAATATATAAAGAAACTCATGTTGAAAGATAAATATATATTATTACTTGACGACTATAACGAGCTAGTCGAGTTAGGTATTAAGAATTTAGACAGACACATTTATTGTTACTTAAACACAATGAGTGAGAATATTGAGTTAGTTAAATTCGATATGGGTTACTTAGACTTTTTAGAAGAGTTAATCGCTGAGACTAGGACTAAAGGCGGTAATAAATTTAATGTGTTACAGGTAAGAAGATTAATTAACAAGCGACAAGGTAATCACTTGAAAAAGATTTATTTCAGACGAATAGAATATCTGTTGAATATGAAACTTGATAAGTTCATAGATTCAGTTGTGATTGTGGGTGAAAAGATAAACGTAAGAGCTAGAGACCAACATGACGAAGATTTAATCTACTCGATAGCTAGACGATTGAGTACTAAATATAACTATGGTTACAAACTTGACTACGAACACAAGTCAATGATAGTTAACAATGAAGTAGAGTTCTATTGGAATAAGTCAAACTTATATCATAAAAAAGAGTGGTTGTTTGAACTAAATGCTGATATAAAAAATATGTGTAAAGTGATTGATAAAATTTGTTGTCGTGAACTATTTAAAAGCGTTTAGAATATTTATATAATAATATTAATAATAAAGCTAGGTTGTTTCATAATGTACGTAGATCCTTTTAAATAATAAAATATTTCCCGTCGGTTTTCCCTTAGCTTTCCCGACACCATATAGATTAGGTGAGATGATGAATAGAAAATTTAATTACACAAGGAATGACGTCGATTATTATCTTGAGGCTTATTCCAAAATCAAGAAACAATTAAATATATATTTGACGGATAAATTATCTAGCGACGACGAAATAAGAACTAATAATAGTAATTTCAATAATAGTAATGAGAATAATATAATAAATAAATTATCTGACTATGACTTTGAAAAAGATGATTATGCTATAAAGTGTGTTGATAGATTAGAGCATGGGTTGATAGATGTACGTGATAAGAAGATACTTAAATTCAGATACACTTACAAGTTAACGATTGAAGAAGTTGCGAGCGAAGTATGTTACCATACTAGGACTGTAGAACGTAGATTACAGTCAATGAAAGATAAGTTATTTTTTATACTTAATTCTTAAAGTTGTCGGATATGTCGGATTTGTCTGTGGTATAATAGTAGTATGTAATAGAATGTTTGAGAGATATTGAAATAAATAATATCTCTCTTTTTTATTTTGGGAGGTGACTTATGAAGGAGTGTAAACATCACAAATGTAGAACGCTAATCAGTAAGGGAACATATTGTAATAAACACAATCAATATCAAAACAAATCTTATAACGAACAACGTAAGCATGATGAAGTTATGAAGTTCTATAAATCAAAAGAGTGGAGAGAGGTAAGGCAACAAGCATTGAAACGAGACTGTTTCACTTGTGCTATGTGTGGTGGACTAGCTAACCTTGTTCATCACAAAGTAGAAGTTAGAACAGATTGGACTAGACGACTTGACCTCTCTAACCTCGAGTGTGTGTGTAGAGAGTGCCACAACAAGATTGAGCATTACAAGAAGTAGGGGGGAGTGAACTCACGGGGATACCCCCCCACCAAAAATTTGAGAGAGCCGACCTCCCTAGGAGCGGGCTGCCCTCTTCCGTACGCAAAATGCGTTTAATTAAAATTTTGAAAAAAAGTAAATTTCAGAAAGGAGAGATAGAATGGCAAGGAAAACAGAGCCTATGTCGTTGAAAGTGTTGAACGGTAACACTCAGCGACTTTCTAAAAAGAAAATTGAAGCTAGAATACAGCAAGAAAAAGAAATGAAACTGCCTAACGACAAGCTTAAACCCCCTAAATGGTTAGGGGATATAGCAAAAAAAGAATTTAGATACGTTGTGTCACAAGCTGACTCAATAGACTTGTTAAATAACCTTGATTTACACGTATTATCTATATATTGTGATACTTACGAGAAATATGTTAAATGTAGCGAGATAATTCAACGTGACGGATTGATGACGGATCAAGGATATAACAAAGAGTCAGAAAGAGAACTAAGAAAACACGGAAAAGTAATTGAAGCTGAACGCACTAAAGATTATGGATATGGTCAACACCCATTGTTAATTAGACAAAAGGACTTATTTAACACACTACGCTCTCTACAATCAGAGCTAGGACTAACGCCAGTAGCAAGGGCAAAAATCGCTATGGATAAGGCTTATAAAGAAACGCCCGCTGATCCAGTTAAGGAAAGATTCGGTAATCTGTAATGTTGAAAGACGCTATGAAAAATTGGGCTGCACAAGCAGTTAACGGAGAACGTATCGCTTGTGAGAAGGAGAAATGGGCGTGTCTAAGATTTTTAAATGATTTAGAAAAAGAAGGGACGGAAGAATTTCCGTTTGTTTTTGATGACGATAAAGCTATGAGATTCTTAGAGTGGATGTCGTTATTTAAGCATACAAAAGGTAAGTTAGCAGGACAAAATATCGACCCTGCACCTATTCAAATATTTAACTGGTCTAATATATATGGTTGGATTCACAAAGACACAGGTGTTAGACGTTTTAGAAAGTTCTATTATCAAGTAGGAAGGAAAAACGCTAAGTCTCAAGATGTAGCTTGTTGTTTATCTTATGAGATATCAGCGTTTGGCGAGTCGTCTTCTGAAGCTTATATCGGAGCTACGAAACGAGACCAAGCTAATATTGTGTTTAAGGAAATAAAGGCACAAATACAAGGTAGTCAGATTAAGAATAGATTTAAAATCACACGTAGCTTAATTGAACACGAGAAAAGCAACAGTTATATTATGGCTCTCTCTCGTGACTCGGGAAAAACAGCTGACGGATTCAACCCTCAAGTCGGAGCAATGGACGAGTATCACGCACACCCAACAGATGAAATACTAGATGTTATCGAGTCTGGTCAAGGTGCAAGAAGTCAACCATTGATTGTAATTATTACAACAGCAGGGTTTAACTTAAATAACCCGTGTTATTCGACTGAATATGACTATGTTAGCAAATTATTAGATCCTAACAACCCTGTAGAAAATAACGGATATTATGCTATGGTGTGTGAACTTGATAAAGACGACGATATAAAAGACGAGACTAACTGGATAAAAGCTAACCCAATATTAGCAAGCTATCCAGAGGGAATGAAATTCTTGCGTGAACGTCTTAACGAGGCGTTAGATAAACCCGAAACAATGTCTAAATTCATGACAAAAAACATGAATATCTGGGTTAACGCTCCAGAAAACAAATACATGGATATGGAAAAGTGGAAGTTATGCGAAGTGCCAGACGACGAACTAGTCGGTAAACCGTGTTTTGTCGGTGTCGACTTATCTAAGCGACTAGACTTAACAGCTGTAACTTCTGTGTTTGTGTTAGGAGATGACCGTTATGCCATTCGAAGTAAAGGATTTATGCCTGAAGATATGTTATTTCAACGTATGAACACCGACAGAGTTAACTACTCTCAATGGATAGAGGAAGGCTGGATTGTTAAAACACCAGGAGAAGTAATTGATTATGATTTTGTAATTGATTATATTGAGGAATTAAGAAACAAATATAGCGTTCAAGAAGTGTGTTACGACCCATATAATGCGACTCAATGGTCTCAAACTATGGAAAAGCTAGGTTATTTAATGGTTGAAGTTAGACAAGGTGTGTTAACACTTAACGAGCCGACTAAACACTTCAGAGAGTGTGTATATGAGGGTAAAATTCATCATGACGGAAATAAGGCGTTGACTTGGTGTATGGGAAACGCTGTAACAAAATCAGACGCACAGGACAATATTATGTTAGATAAGAAAAAATCAAGTGACCGTATCGACATGGCGGCTGCTGGTATTTTTGCGTTTACACGTGCTATGTATAGTGATAATATCACTTACGACCTTAATGATATGATTGACAAAGGAGAATTTAGCTTTTAATGAGAAAATTAATACAATTTACAGTATTCTTACTGTTTATATCAAGCTTGCTATCGTTAGTATATGCAGGCTTTTTATTTTGCAAAACTATAGGATTTATCGTGTTAGGCGTTAGCTTGATGATATGTAGTTTTGTGTTAGAAAGACAACTTTAGCTATGAAAGGAGGTGAGAAATGAGAATGATATTTAGGAACAAGACACCGACAGGTGGTAATGATTTGAGCGACTTAAGAAACCCGTCAGACTGGTTTTTAAATATATTTAATGGAAGTCGAAACAACATAAACGAAGAGAGTGCTATTAACACTTCTGAGGTTTATAGTTCAGTAAAAGTTCTATCAGACGACTTAGCGAAATACCCGTTGAACTTACTGCAAGATGTAAACGGAACAGTTGAGAAAGCAAAGAAACACACAGCTTACAGACTTTTAAAAGACCAACCAAACAGAAATATGACGAGCTTTGAGTGGAAACACTTAGTAATGACACAGTTAAACTTGTGGGGAAACAGCTATCACTATTTAGAAATTGACAAGAAAGGTCAAGTCACAGAAATAGTGCCGTTAGATCCTCGATTTACAAAAGTGTTATATCACGAAGACACGAACACGGTAACTTATGAAACGGTATATAAAGGTAAACCGAGAACATTAAATGCTGAAGAGTTACTACACTTTAAAAACTTATCAATTAACGGACTAATCGGTCGTTCACCTGTGCAAGTCTTACGTGAGAGCATACAAGGAAACCAAAAAGGACGAGAAATGGCTTCGAACTTATTCAAGCGTGAAGGTATTCCGTTAGCAATATTAAAGTCTACACGTACACCGTTGACAACAGAAAATAAAGAAACCGTTGCTGAGTCGTGGAAAAAACACCTTGAAAATAACAATGTGGCGATATTAAACCCAGACATTGACTATCAAAGTGTGGGAATACCTCAATCTGATGCACAGTTCATTGAAACAATGAAATACAACAAAGCAGAAATTGCTAGTATTTTTAAAGTTCCTCCATATAAATATGGAGATTACAGCGGATTGACTCACTCTAACGCACTAACTCAGTCAATGGATTATGTGAAAAACGTAATGTTGCCGTATGTAACAAATATTGAGTCAGAACTAAACTCTAAGATATTAACGGATCTTGATAAAAAACGAGGCTTTTATTTCAAATTTAATATGGAAGCTGAGCTAAGAGCTGACCAAAAATCACGAGCCGAGTTCTATGAGAAAATGCAACACGTAGGAGTTTACACAATCAATGACATACTTCGTTCGGAGGATATGTCAACAATAGACACAGAGTATGGCGACATGAGATTTATGTCATTAAACTATGCTCCAGTCGACACAATTAAAGAATACCAACTGTGGAAGGCAGGTGCGAAAACAAGTGCAGAAGTGGAAGATTAAGGCTTTAAATGACGATAGAGTCGAGATATTCATTTACTCAGATATTGGATACGACATCTGGGAAGATAAGTCAACAGCTCAACTCTTTGCTGAAGAGTTAAAAAGTATAGGAGATGTGAAAAACATTGACCTACACATTAACTCAAACGGAGGAGATGTATTCGACGGTCAAGCGATTCACACTTTATTAAAAAATCATAAAGGATATGTGACAGCATATATTGACGGTTTAGCAGCCTCTATTGCAACAGTAATAGCAATGGCAGCTGACAAGGTAATTATGCCAAAAAATGCAATGATGATGATTCATAATGCATGGACTGGACTTTACGGAAATGCTGGTGACTTACGAAAAATGGCTGACGACTTAGACCATATCAATGACACAATCGTTAACACTTACTTATCTAAAGCGAAAGATAAGACAGACGAAAAAACAATTAGAGATTTAATGGATAAAGAGTCTTGGTTAAACGCTGAAGAGTGTTTCAACTTAGGACTGTGCGACGAAATCTCAGAGCCAGTTAAAATGGCAGCGTGTCTAACAAAAGAAGAGGCACACAAATTTAAAAATGCTCCTAAAGAATTGATAAAAGAAAATTACGAATATCAATCAGAACGAGCAAAACAATATTTAGAATTTTTGGAGGTAATCTAGATGAATACAAATAAAAAATTAAGAGAATTAATGCAATTAAAGGCAGAGAAAGTTACAGCTGCTGAAAATGCAATCAACAACAAAGAAATGGAAGTAGCAAACGAATTAATGGAAGAAATTAAAGGATATACTAAAGAGATTGAAACAATTCAAAACTTAATCTCATATAAAAATGATGATAAAGTAGTTGACTTAGCTGAAGAGAAAAAAGAAGAAACAGGACTTGTAGCAGTTCAAAATTATATCAAATCTGGAATTGTTAATGCGGCAGGACCATTAAAAGAGTCTGAAGGAGAAAACGGCGGTTACTTAGTTCCTGAAGATGTAAAAACAGCAATTAACGAATACAGACGTTCATTTGTATCTTTAAAAGACCACGTAGATGTACGCTCTGTTGTAGTACCTTCTGGAAGTGAAGTATATGAAAAAACAAGTCAATTAACTGGACTTACTAACATTACTGAGCTTGGAGAAATTCAAGAAATGAACGCTGAAGTATTCGAAAGAATTACTTATAAAGTTAAAGACTTCGGAGGAATTTTACCAGTATCACGTTTCTTATTACAAGATTCACCGGAAAACTTATTAGCTTATCTTGGTAAATGGTTTATGAAAAAACAAGTTGTTACTGAGAACAAAGAAATTATAGCTGTGTTAAAAACTTTAACTAAAAAAGCTATTACTAAAGTTGATGAAATTAAAGAAGCGTTTAACGTAACATTAGATCCTATCTTTTTAGATAACACAAAAGTATTAACTAACCAAGACGGATTTAACATATTAGATAGCTTAAAAGACAAAAACGGAAACTACTTACTACAACCAGTAGTAACAGACCCAACAAAACGTACTTTATTTGGTAAAGAAGTAATCGTATTACCAAATACTCATTTACCAAACGAAGCGGCTAACAAATTCCCACTATACGTAGGAGACTTAAAAGAAGCTGTACGTGTATATGAGTTAAATGAATTAGAAATCAAATCAACTGATGTCGGAGGAAAATCATTTACTCGTAACTCTTACGACACTCGTTTAATCACTCGCTTCGACGTTAAAGCAGTAGATAAAGAGGCTGTTGTTAAATTAGAGTTTGACAAAAACTTAGTTCTAGTAGGAGCTTAGGACTATGATTGATGTTTCAACAGCGTTATTAAACCAATTCAAAGACAAACTACATATATTGCATGACGACGAAGACGATAATCTCAAAAGGTTGTTGTCTTTTTCTTATTCAGTTTTGTGTGAAAAATGCGGTTACTTTGACATTGAAAATGACGAACAAGGTAAATCATTAGTGTTTGAGAGAGCAAGATACGAATATAACGACAAGCTAGAATATTTTGACATTAATTTTTTAGGCGAAATATCAAGTTTATTAATTAAATTAGAGAAAGAGAGGTTGTCGAATGAAGATTAAAATTTTAAAAGAATTTAGAGACATTCACACATCTCACCTGTATGAAGAAGGAGACATCATTGAAATCTCTGAAGAAAGATACGAAGAGATGACAAAAAATTTATCTGAATATGACTACAAATATATTGAAGAAGTGGTAACAGAAGATGAGACAATACAGGATCAACCAATCTTATAACGACGGCATCGCTAAGTTTGTAGAGAATAAGCATAAGAAAGATAAATTTAATACTAAGTTGGCTGAACACGAAGAAAAAGAAATACGTAAATTTTGGTTTCGTTATCTAGGTGTGACAGCTAATGAAAAATACCAGTCAATGCAAGTTGACACAGAAGTTACAACGAGAATAGCAATTAGACTATTCACTAACATTAATGATTATCTGTTAAGCAACCTATTTGTGATAATTAATGATAAAAAATATACGATTGCTAGGATTTATCACAACCACGTGAAAAATGAAACTGAAATATCGTTAACGGAGGTTGTAAAAAAATGAGTACAAAAGAATTAATATTCGAGACTATAACAAAATTAAATCTGAATATCCCGTTAGCTTACGGACTTAGCGACAACGAAGAGTTTCCGAAGCTAATTTATTTTCATGTGGCGTCAACGTCAAAACGAAGTTCAAACAAAAAATTTGTAAAACATAACACTTTTCAATTAAATCTATTCGACGTTAAACCTCATGATTTAGATAGTTCAGATGTTTTGAACAGTATTCAAACGGCACTAGAAGGCACAACACTCAACACGGGTGAATGGCACGAAATAATAGATGTAGACGAGGATACGAAAGAAACACAATTTATGTATTATTTGGAGATTTATTCTTAATGGAGACGTTTGGTTTTGAACAGGCAATAGCAAAACTAGAGAAAATAGCGAGTAATACAAGCAAGGTAAACGGCGTTATAGTCAAAGAAGCTGAAGCAATTAAAGAAGACGCAAAAGGAATTGCAGCCGGTAAAGGTTTAGTTAAAACCGGAGCGGGTATCGAGGGTATTGTAGCTAGTCACGGAAACATGGAAAGTCAAATCGGTTGGGCGGGTAGACCTAACCTACACTTATATTTCCACGAGATAGGGTGGCACGCAGGATTTTCACGTCATAAAGGTCGTGGAAAAGGTAAGAGTCGTAAGAGAAAATACGGCAAAGGTCGTGTCTATAAACCACCTAACCCTCACGTTAGACCGGCAGCACAAAAACATAGAGATCCATTTGCTAGAAAAGTAAAAGAAGCATTACTAGATTAAATTTAGGAGGACCAATAAATGGCAGTAACAAAAGAAGCAGTTAGCAAGGCTCTACTTACAGGAGTTGGAGCAGGTTATTTACAAAAAGTTAAAACAGAGGCAACAAGCTCTCAAGGTTTAACTTACGACGAAAAAACATACGAAGTGTTCGCAATTGATAAGGTTGCATTTAAAGGACAAATTAAAGAAAAAACAGTATATCTATCAAACATTAAAGCACGTGATATTGTAAAATTCTCAAGTGTTGAAATGACGGTTGATATTGGATTTTTCCCAGACGGATTTTTAGAAGAAATGTCTGGTATGAAAAAATTAGCGACTGGAGTTTACATTCAAGGTGACTCACCAAGATATAAACAGTTCCGTTGGGCATTCCCAGTAACTGACGAAGACGGTAAAGAAATTATTTACAATTTCCCAGTATGTCAAATCGAAAACCCAGACTTTAACGCTGAAACTGAAACAGACGAGAAAAAAGAAAACATCACACAAGTTACAATCAAAGCTTATCCGGTTGTTGGAAGTAAAGATAAATCTGTGTTCAGTAAAATTGACCTACGTGAGACTGACAAATACGATAGAGAAAAACTATTATTACAAGGTTTCTATGACGCTAAAACACTTAAAGAGTGTATTAAATCTGGTCAAACTGACGAAAGCGCAGTAGCTGAGGCATAATTTATAAGAGCTAGCAATTTGTTAGCTCTTTATTTTTTTGGAGGAAATGAATGAGTATATTTACAAAAACA